GGAGCATTCAATGAGGTGCTTCACTTGGAGTATGGGGACGCGATGTCTGCGGTATGAGAGACATTCGGGCGAGCACAATTTCAATGGCACAGAGGAGAAAACCATGAACCGAGTTTTGACTGTAGCGCATTCTTTGGCTTTGGAGAAACTGATGCCATCTGAACAATGGGATGCGGTATGGGAAGAGTTACGGCTGGCACGACTCGCCGAGGATGAACGCCACCAATCGGTAATGGAAATTTTGGATGAGCAGTATCGGTTACTGTTGATGCACCAGCCGTTCAAGCCGATTATCATGGAGAAGACTCTAGGATGTTTGAGCAAGAAACATTCATGAGTCTGCTGCGTGACCGGGCGCACTGGGAATTTGAACTGTTCTTGATGGCGCTCTTTGATGGACTGATTGGTGCGCTGCTCTGGCCTTTCGTTCGGAAGCACTGGCGACATCATGTTTGGCGGGACGTGAGAGACTTTGACCACGCCGCTCTGAATGCGGCGGTAGCAGCCCAGATGAGTCAGGAGTTTGTGAAACGGACAGACCCTGAACCCCGACCGGGGGTTTGGCATTGGACGCCGGAGGGAGAAAACAATGTGCAAAATTGACGGCTACTGGGATAGTTCAAGGCAGTCTGCGACGGTGCCTGCTGATGTTAACCCGACCTCTTTGGCGTTAAAAATTCTTCGTGTTCGGGACCTTCTTGTGAAAGGTAAAGGATTGGCGGGTGCGCCTGAAACCCCAACCGGGGCTCTTTGGGAAGGGCTAGTTCGTAATGCGGCGGCGTTAGTGCAGGGCTACGCAACGGGCACGCTCGCTGCGCTGGTGAGCAAGAACGATATGGATATGGCATTCTGCGTGCTCAAGGTTCGGGACATCATGGAGAACCAAACCCAAAAAGTCCTGACGCCGCAGCTATGGGAAGAACTGACGCATATCGCCGGACTCACGGTTGCGCAGTGGGCGTTGCCGGAAGCCCAAGTTGTGCGGAATGCCGCGCCTGTGCCGCCGCGTACGCAGGGATATGTTGCGCCTGCGCCAACTGCGGAGAACCCGATGGGCTTGCCGCCGGATGTAGAGTTGGGAACTTGCAACTCAAATGAGAAGCCGCACGTGCGGCGGGGCTGGTGCAGAAACTGGACATCAGTAAAGGTGAAGTCATGAGCGACTGGGGCACGCAACTGCTGGACACACTTCGGGGTTGGTGGGACGAGTTCACATCGTTTGAGGGCTCGCAGAAGAAATATCTTGACGACCCGCAGACGTGGGAAGGGATCGGGAACACAGTAGTGACGCCGGACCTGCAACTCAAGCCGTTGTACTTTGTGAACGACATTGAGAACAACTATGTAGTCGCCGACCCGCAGCCGCCATTGTATCCCGAAGACTGGAGCGGCACGAACGCGAAGCATCTCGCAACGAACCAGTTGATTGAGCGGCTTCAATGGCTGGTGAGTCAGTTGCCGATTGTGAATGCGCCGATGGGCGCTGATAGCATTAAGCGAGCGGCTCACGCCATCACTCGCTATGCGTACATTCACCCGGATACATTCAAGGAAATGACGCATGGGGTGTACAACCAAAGTGAGGATGTGCCGTTCCTTTTGATTTACCCGTCGCCGACGATGTGGATTCGCACGGATTTGATGCCGCTGGGCGGCGTGCTGTTCGCGAACAATGCAATGCCGGGGATGAATCTATGATTTGGACAACTAACATGGTCATTAGTCGGCAGGCAGAATCCGACCCACTTGTGATCGGAACTTTTGAAACCGCCGATGGGTTTAATTACATGAACAACGAACAAAAAATTCTGGCAAAGGCAATCGCTCGGTGGATAGCGGGCGGTTGCGGAGAAGAAAAATGCGCGGACGCAAGATATTTGTGAACGGCGTTTCGTACTCGGTGACCGAACGGTCGGGGTATTTGAAAGCTGACCTGAAGGGCACGCTTGGATGGACATCGGTGTGGGCTGATTCGGCAGCGATATCGCCGTACTCCACGCTGGTGGTTCGCATCAAACAGGCATTAACAGGGAGACAATGATGAACTGCGACAAATGCTTTCGTACAAGAGCCGTGGGGAGGTTCAAAACCACTTATGGGTTTGACTGGGGTATTGTTTTTTTTGGACGATGGACTATTTACGCGGGTTTGTATCGGATACCAAAAAAGCGGGCACCGAAAGGGCAACAATGCTAATCAACAAGCACGGCGTTGTGATAATTACACAGAACAAGATTCGTGTTGAAGATTGGCTCGTTGAACGAGAGCCGACAGACCCGATAGAGATGACATCCGAGCAGTTGCTGGTGCACACCGCTACGAAGTGGGCGCTGAAGCAATTGCAATTTGAGGTTATGAAGGCGGCTGCGGCTGCGGGAGCGAGACGTGAAATATCTGATAAGGCTGAACCCAAAAGCCTTGAACCCTCTCACGGGCAAAATTAATGCCAAGCGACTCTGGGAAGTTGAGCAGTGCCAGAGCAAGGACAGCGAGAAGGTGATTTGGCATTGTGCTGATGTTCGTATCGGGAGCACGCCGATGCGGGAGTTTTTTGTACTAGCGAAACCGGGCGAGAAGCCGTTTGAGTTGACGGTCTTCGGCATTTGCTATCGTGGTGCAGACGATGCAATCGTAATTGACGAGAGGAAAGGACACGACGTTCAATGAACATCCAAGCGATTTTGTCAAAGATAACGAATGACGGTCACGTGCCGATAGCCTTACTGGTGTTCGTCGTCACGACTGCATACCACTTTCATACCCAGCGTGACTTGGGTCCTAGTTACGTTTCAAGCCTTTACGCCTTCTACGGATTCTTGGCAGGGCATTTTGGATGCTCGCAGGTTTGGCCCGACAAACCCGGGGGCGCGTCGTGATTGCTCATGACATCAACCAGCACCTGAAACCGCCGTCGCTGCACGTTCTTTCTTCGGTGAATGCCGTGGGCGGATTTCTCCGGTTGGAGTATCATGCATGGTCGTTCGGAGAAAACGCAGCGTTGCCTCGGCGGCAGTGTTCTACTGTGGTTGTGTATCTGAACGACATGGGGCGGGAGGTTCTTCGCACCGAGGATGTGGAATTCTTTTTTGACCAGATACCGTCCACGCCCAACGAACCAGTTCACAAGCAATCGTTTTGGATTCGGCTTTACCTGAAGTACATCGAGGTGATGAAATGGCTCAAAAGACTGTAACGCAGATAGTGGAACGAACGTGTGATGGGGATTGCGGGAAGGTTCAGAAGTGGGACCTCGCTGCACCCGGCACGCAAGAAATGCTCGTTGAGATGACTGACTGGTATATGATTACTCGTCAGTTTCCTGACGGCTCCGTGGGGCGAATGCAGGCGTGCTCGCTGGAGTGCATTCCAACAGCGGCGGTGAAACTCGCTCTGCCTCCGCAGCAGCCCGAGGAACCGCCGATTGATTTGTCAACGTTGCGGGCGGGCGGCGAAGGGGTAAAGTGGAACTGATGAACTCACCATTCTTCAAAGTTCTGTCAGGGGTAGGATATACGTATCTCGCCTACATGATTCTGATACACACTCAAGGCATCGGGCTGCTTAGTATTATAGCAGCGATGATTTTGTTTTTGGATGGTCTTGTAGCCTTTGCGGGGGCATTCCAAAAATGAGTCTACTCTGCCGATGGTTTGGGCACAAGGAAAAGAGGCACGAGCAGTGCGAGCAAATGGGGCTGCCGTGCAATCATACGTGGCATTGGGTTGATGTTAACTGCGCTCGGTGCCACGTTCACATCCGCATGGAGATCGACGAATCAACTCCGCACGGAGTGATGACGTATGAGTTTGTGAACATGGGACCAGCACCGAAAGAGCTGGGAAAGGGCGTGAGGTGTAACGATGAGCAAAGATATCAGACACGGTCCTGACGCACGACAGGCGCTCATGCGAGGGGTAGATTTCCTCGCCGACGCGGTGAAGATTACCGAGGGACCCCGAGGGCGCAATTGCATCCTCGGTCAGCGGGCGCTTGGACAATCGCCAAAAGTTACGAGGGATGGAGTTACAGTTTCCAATTATGCCGACCCGTCAGACCCAACCGAGCAAATGGGTGCAGACCTTATTCGTGAGGCTGCACAGAAGACTGATAACGCAGTCGGAGATGGAACCACCGCCGCTATCGTGATCGCACAGTCAATGATACATGCGGGCTTTCACGCAATTTCCAACGGCGCGAATCCGATGGCAATGGAGCGGGGAATTCACAAAGCTACGACCGCTGTGATTGACCAGCTTCAGGACATGGCGGTACGGGTTGAGGGGAAGCAACTGTTTCAAGTAGCGACAGTGTCGGCTCATGGAGATACCTCTATCGGTCAACTCGTAGCGGGTGCGGTTGAGAAGGCAGGGCGAGACGGTGTGGTGACTGCTGAGCCTTCATCTACGTCCGAGACGTATGTTGAGACTGTTGCAGGCTTGGAGTTGGACAAATCAAATTTGATTTCGGCAGCGTTCATCACGCATCCCGAGGAAGTGAAAGCCGAACTTCTCAACTGCAAGATACTTCTGTGGGAAGGCGTGATTGCGACGGCGAAGTCGCTGGTGCCGATTCTCGCACAGATAAAAGAATCAGGAACCCCGCTGATTATCATTGCAGGCGGGTACGAGCAAGAAGCACTGGCTGTTCTGATTAACAATAAAATCCGATTAGCGTTGCCGTTGATTGCGGTACGCATGGAAGCATATGGTCAGACCCGAAAGGATTTGATGGGCGATATCGCTGCATTGACCGGCGGCGTGGCGTACACCGAGGACATGGGGCTGAAGATTGAAAGCATCAAAGTCGCTCAGTTGGGTTCCGCTCGCAAAGTTGTGACGACGATGAGCAAGACGCAGATTCTTGAAGGCAAAGGAGACCAAGCGATTCTTAAAGGGCGAGTGGATTCCATTCGCACGGCGATGGAGACGGCGGCTCCCGGCGAGAAGGTAGTCCTGAAGCGTCGGCTTGCTGCCCTGCTTGGCGGCATCACAGTCATCAAGGTTGGCGGCGTTACGGTCACCGAGATGGAAGAGAAGCGAGACCGGGTCATTGACGCAATGTCGGCAGCGAGAGCGGCGATTGAATCCGGCGTCGTTGCAGGCGGTGGGATGGCTTTGATGCAGGCTCGACCGGCAATTTACACGCTGGGTATTGATGATGCAGATGAAGAGGCTGCGGGGCTTCGGGTTGTTCTTGAAGCGTGTCAGTCCGTGGTGCAGCAGATTGCGGAGAACGCAGGCATTGACCGGCAGTTGATGTTGAACCAAATTCTGGCGACTCCTGACCGGGGATACAATGCCTTGACAGGAAATTTTGAAAACCTGTTAGAGACGGGCATCATTGACCCCGTAAAAGTTGTGGTGGAATCGCTGCGAAACGCGGCGGCAGTATCGTGCAGCATCCTCACTATGGGTGCGTGTGTTGCGGAAAAATTCACGGAGAAAATTAATGGCTAAGTTTATTGAACCGGCACAAGACCGCATTCTTGTGATTGACAGCGCTCGCTTGACAACCATCGACGACATCGAGTTGCCCGGGAACGTTAGAGAGAAAGACATGGCATATGGCACAGTGGTCTCCGTGGGGCCGCTCTCACAGGAGCGGGTGAAGCCGAGAGAGATTGTGCTCTATGGTCCGTACGCCGGGAAGATGGTAGCCATTGAGGGCGTTGAGTTCAGGATTCTAAGAGAAGATGCGATTGAAGGTTGGGTTCGGGAAAAAACAGAGGGAGAAGTCGTATGAGCGACAAATCAAAAATGCCGTTAGACGAATTGCAGGCGACTTCGGAGTATCTGAAGTTGACCCAGAAGCAGCAGCTATTTGTCTCGACTTATGTTGCGGGCGGGCTCGCAGATGGGCACTACGATGCGGTGCAGGCTGTGCGGACGGCGTACAACTGCAAAACGCTGGAAGTAGCTCGCATCATGTCGTACGCCATCATGGGGAACATCCGAATCATAGCGGTGCTCAATCGGCACTTCCAAGCCACGCCGACCGAGGAACTCCTCGTGGCGATTGACCGAGCCATCAACAACAAGAAACTGACGATGGCTCAACTGTATGCGCTAAAGCTGAAATGTGATGTTCTCGGTCTTGCGAACCGAATTCCGAACCACCAATCCCCCGGAATCATCCCTCAGGACGTGCTTGAAGAGAGCAAAAAGAAGCCCAAGACGCCCCCCGGCGTGAAAGAGCCTAAACCCGACAAATTCGGCAAAGTAAACTTCTAAGAATCAGACTTTTCTCGCCTTATGTGAGAGAGGCATAACTATGTCTGATTCCCTCATTCCGGGCACGGAAGCGCTTGGACAGCCTCGGCTTGGCTCCATTCTGGACGAAACCGGCACGCCTTGCTCGGGGTATGCCACTGGCGGACCCTATCACTGTGAAGACTGCATCCATAAGACCAAAAGCGACGAGCCTTTCTGTATCCACCCGAAGGTGGTTGGGGATGAATTGTTGCAAGATAAACTGGTTTTGATTGATGGGCGTCCTGTTGTCAAGATTGATATGGAGCACGGGTGCTGTCGGTACGTTCGACCCCCGTTGAAGAGCGAGGACGATGCCAAGCCGGTCAGTTGAGATTCAAAGAGCAGCTAACCATCGGTGTTATTTGAAACATCGAGATAAACGGTTGGCATATGGGTATAGTCATAGAGCCCAAACGAACGAGGGCTGCCGTCGTCGCAATCGAGCGATTAAACTCGAAGCGATTTATCACTACGGCGGGGAATGCGCCTGCTGCGGGGAAATCATCGTAGAGTTTTTGGCGATTGACCATGAGGCTGGGAATGGAAACCAACATCGCCGAATGGTCAAGTTAAAAGGCGGTGTCAATTTTTATAAGTGGCTGAAGCGGCACAATTGGCCTGAGGGTTTCAGAGTGATGTGCCACAACTGCAATATGGCGATTGGGATTTGGGGCTTCTGCCCGCATCAAAGGGGAAGTGCTTATGGCAAGTAAAATCGTGGCGAACGCTTTTCACGAAGTGTTTCACAACAAGCCTTCAACCGTGAAGAAAAGCAAGTCTCCGGCGGGTCAGCGAAAGCAGATGATCGCTATCGCTTTGAGTAAAGCTCGGGCGGCTGGTGCCCATGTGCCGATGAAAAAGGGCATTAGTGCTCTCGGAAAGAAACGATAATGGGCTTTTATTCATATCTATGGCTTCGATGTGATGGGTCTCCCTACTACGCCGGAAAGGGATTTGGAAATAGGGCGTTTGTTCGACACAAACGTCTATATCCGCCTGTAGACAAGTCTCGGATTTTGGTGTTTCCGATGCTGAGCGAAGCAGAAGCATTTGAGTCTGAGACTGCTTTGATTGACTTGTTCGGGCGTCGGGATTTGGGCACCGGGTGTTTGCATAACTTCACAAACGGCGGCGAAGGACTTGTGGGACTTCGGCATACGGATGCTGCCAAACGACGGATGAGTGTAGCGAAGAAAGGGAAACCCGGTCATGCCCAGTCTGACGCCACTAAGCGAGCACTCCGTGAGAGTCATCTCGGTCGTCAGATTACGTGGAGAGACAAAATATCAGCGACCTTAACTGGGCGGAAGTTGTACGAAATGACGCCGGAGATTAAAGCAAAGATGTCCGCAAGCCATCTCGCACGCCGAGACAAAACAGCGGCTCGGGTAACAGCGTGGTGGGCACAAAAGAAATTAGCGAACAAGCGAGGATAACGTGTCAAATTCAGTCATTATCGGTCAAGGCGGCAGCAAGAGCGGCGGCTCCATCCCAAATCCGCTTCCGATTATCGGAACTCTGACTGACAACAACGCTGCCCCATCTACAAATAACATCGGCGCTCTCGTTGCGACTGCTACGTTTAATCGCCCCGGAAAAACAAACGGTGACCTGACAACGCTCAGCGTAGATTTAGATGGCGGACTGCGAACGCACCAGCGGTCAGAGAACGTACTCGGGGACATCGTAGCTGTTGGACGCTATAATCAAATCGCAATCAATTTCTCTCAGACGTTTGACTCCGACTACATCACAAACTCTGTGACGGGTTCTGGCACCGTTGCTCCGACGCAGTCTGATGGACAAGCCGTCTATACAGTCACCGAAGGAAGTCAAGACTGCAACGGTACATCGGCGCAGACGATTCAATATCATCCGGGTCACGAATGGTACGCCGAATTCACGGCGTCGTTTACTGCGGGAGCAGCCAACTCCACTCAACGAATCGGACCTTATAATGCGACTGATGGTTTTTGGGTTGGTTGGGAAGGTACAACATGGGGATTCACTCAATACCAAAACTCGTCTGCTACGCAAGTGGCTCGGGCTTCTTTCAATGGCGATAAATGCACAGGTGAAGCGAATTCTCCGTTTACGAGCGGTGGTACGCCGGTTGCCCTAGACCTTACTAAGTTGAACATTTTCCGAATTCATGGTGCATGGTTTGGAACGGCTCCTGTCGTTCTTGAAGTGTTTGCACCTGATGGCGTTTGGGTAACGATGCACACGTTCCGATTTCCGAACACGCTGACTGCTCCGTATGCATACACGACCGATTGGAGCATGCAGATTGATGTGGCGAATGCCGCAAACACATCTACCATTTCAATGACCACCGCTTGCTGGGCTGCGGGCGTGACCGACGACACTGTACCAATTTCGGCTCCTCTTGATGACGAGGCGCTTGCTGTTTTGACTAAGTCCGTTATCGCAGGGCGAGATTTTCAGGGAAACTATCAAAACGTCGGTGTTGATGACTCGGGACGATTGGAAACCATCACCACGCCGACCACGCCGAACGTCGTGCAGGTCGGATATGCTGTTTCAGGCGGCAGTGTCAGTACCCTCACGTATACGTTCCCGCTGCCTGTTACGTATGGCAACGTCCTCGTGGTTTTCGCCGTCGCATCTTCAGATGCCGCACTTCCAACAATCGCTGATAGTTTGAGCGGCGTGTGGAATAACCTTGATAGCCAACCGGGCGGTGCCGGACTCGCTGCATACGTCGTGGCGGTTTCTACGATTCAATCTACTGGTGTAGTGCCTGCTCTCCCCGATACCATCACCGTCACGCCGGGTGCCAGCGGCGCGGTTGCTTTGATAGCGTACGAAATTCAAGGCATTCTCACGCAGGGGGTTCTCACTGACTGGATAAACTCCTCGCAAGGAACAGGCGAATCAACAGTTCTCTACGAATACGTATCGCCGATACAGTCAAACGATTTGGTTCTTTGCTTCTTCGCAGGTACGGCAGGGCAGAACCTCAGTCACTTCGCTCTTGGTCCATCTGGCAACATGGCGGCTGCGACACCGTATCCGTACATCATTGACGTGAAGAACGAAGCGGTTTTGGGCAATTCCGCACTGACACTCGTCAGTTCAATCCACACGTTGAATACGACTGCGAACTTGTTCCTCTCGCAACTGAGCGTAGCCGCAAGCGGGGCTGCATCAGGTTCTATGATTGCGTTCAAGGCTCAAGCGGCGGTGCAGATCGCAGCGAACCCGTCTGTCTCTCTCGTGAACAATCCGAGTCCGCTGTATGCAACCGAAATCGGTATCTTGGATGCGTTTGGAAACTTGCAGCCGATTAAGATTGGCACACGCTCTATGCCAACACTGGACGGGGCGGATATGTCGGGTACGACTCCCGGCACTGCGCCGAGCTACACTCTCATCGCAGGCGGTATCTATAATTCTTCGGCTCCGTCGCCGACGAATGGTCAAACGCTGCCGTTGCAACTGGACTCCGCAGGTAACCTCAAAACTGTAGTTGACTCGGGGGCCATCACCGCGACTTTGAACGCTGAGACTACTAAAGTCATCGGCACAGTGAACCAAGGTACATCACCTTGGATTATAGCTGGCGGCGGCACTGCGGGTTCGTCCGGCACGGCGGTCTTGACTGTGCAAGGTATCGCCAGCGGAACGGCCCTGCCTGTTTCCATCGCATCCTTGCCAAGCGGCGCGGTTACGAATGCGGGCACGTTCGCGGTTCAAGCTACGCTTGCTGCCGAAACGACCAAGGTCATTGGCACGGTCAACGTTGCGGCATCACAGACGATAGCGGTAACGAACACGGGCACGTTTGCCGTTCAGACCACATTGCCCGCCATGTCTTCGGCTGTTTCACAGGCTTTGACCACATCCGTGAACATCAAGAGCAGCGCAGGAACAGTGTACGGCTTCGATTACTTCAACCCGAACGCAGTTCCGGTCTACGTGTTCCTGTATAACACCACGACCACGCCGGGCACAATTGGCGCGACGACTGTCCTACTTTTCCAAAAAGGACTTCCCGCTGGTGCTGGGTCCAACGTGTCGTTCCCGAACGGACTTGCGTTCTCGACAGGTATTGCTATTGCAGTTTCGACCAGCCCGACCAGTTCGGCGGCTCCATCAACCGGACTGGTGCTGACAACTTTGTACGTGTAAACACCCATGCCCACACCCCACTACGTTCAAGGCATTGCGCCCCCATCGTATACATATGCCACTTCAACGTCGCAGACGTATCCAAATGATGTGACGAAGGGCAACCTGCTGATTTGTGTTGCTCAGTACTTCTATCCCGGCACAGGTGACCCCGCCTACACAGTCACAGACACACAAGGCAACACTTGGGTTGCTCTTACCAATTCGGGAATCGCGGCTAGTGAGTCTTGCCAGATTTTCTATTGCCTCAGTGCAAACGCGAGCGGGCCGAACACCGTCACGATGACGTGGGACGGGACGCATGGATACTACATTCAGCAAGCAATTTTGGAATATGGAGACTCGTTCGGAACGTTTGGTTTTTCTCTCGACAAAAGTGCCAACAACACCAGTGGGGTCGGTACTACTGTCATCGACGCTCTGACTGGTTTAGTTGGTGCTGGCGAACTAATCATCGAAGCCATGGCGGGCAGCAGTACTACCTCGATTGCCCTGACCGATGGAGCTACAAATCGACTGGTGGACAACACCAACTTCGTTATAGGTGAGAATTTCAGCACAGGCACGAGCTACACAGCAAGCATGTCATGGGGTGGGGCTTACTATGGAGCAGTTGCCGCTGCGGCTTTCATTGCGACTGGTGGTGCGCTTCCAGGAATCCCCGGCGCATTGTGCATGATGGGTTGCGGAGCCTCCTAACATGTTCGTCTACCTAGTGGAGAGAAATCGCTCGCCCGAGCACATAAGTAAGTGTCGTGCGAGCTGGACGCCCGAGCGAAGAGCCGCACAAGCAAATCGGGCAGCGACAAATCTTTTGGAGTGGCGTCAGAGAGGTGCCTTATCAAACGCTTAATGAGTGCAGGACTGATAGCAGCATTGCAAGCCAACCCCAACTGCCTGAAAGCGGACTGTTTCGTGGTGACGTTGCCCACAGGCTTGACGATGTACGTGACCGAGGGACAATTCGATTTGATAATTCCAAGTGGGACGAACGGTTGGACGGGCGGACTTGGATCTTACCACCACGGGGATATCTTAATCAAAGGTCCCAGTGCTGCACCTTCGGGAGTGACGAACAGTTTGATGATCGGCGTCGGGGTTTGAGGAGAGCATATGGACATCAATGCGATTTGGATAGGGCTGGCGATTCTATCATTTGCGAATCTGGGACTGACGGCACGGCTTTACTGGGGGCTCCGGCGGGTGCGGGCGAAGTCTGCGGCTCCCGTCGCTGTGGCGGCTGGGGTTGCTCCTGTTTCAGCGATGACGTGTTCAGCGTGTCGCCATGTCACTCGCACCTTCGCTATGACGCCAGCGGGTCCAGTATGCGCCAAGTGCCAACCATCTCCTGTGAAAACGACTAATTGAGCCATATGTGAGGGGAGAACTATGGCAAGCCTTCACTCAGGAATAAAGGGTTTAGTGAAGCCGGGTCAGGGGCATAAGCCGAAAGGTGCCCACGGGAGGGCTGCTGTTCGGGCTCTTGGGCGCACGAAGACAACGGGCAACTTTGATAGAATAGCCCGTAGTAAAGGCAAGGCGGCAGCCGTTGGTGCCTACCAAGCAGTTCTGAAAAAGCATAAGGCGGGCGGATAAATGCTTTGTGCTTGCGGGTGTGGTAGGGAAACGCGGCTTGCTCGGCGAACAGATACCCGAGCAGGGCACATTAAAGGTCAACCGCTGCGAACCTTAATGGGGCACATGGGAAGCCGAGCTAATGTTGCTGCCAACACAGGCGTAAAACGCCCTCAAATGGCGCACGAGAAGAATCCAGTTTGGGCGGGGGGTTGTGATAAGTACTGGCAGCGACAGGCGCTGATTCGGGATGATTACACCTGTCAGATGTGCGGGTTGAGAGACCCTGAGATTATGGAGGTTGACCACATCGTCCCGAAGTCGGTCGCCCCCGAGTTGCGACATAAGTTGTACAATCTCGTGACGCTCTGTCCGAATGACCATCGGCGGAAAACGAACCGAGAGAAGAAAACAATTCTGCGGGCGAAAGGTTAAGCCGATGGCGATGGATGTTTTGGGTAGTTCCATCAAATCGGTTGGAGAGGCAACGAAAATGGGTGACACATATACACCGGGGTCTAGCGTTTCATCGGCTACCGACCAACCGGACACGACCGGCTCTGCGGCTGCGGCTGCTGCGAGAAAGTCAGCATCAAAACCTGCCGAGAGCGGTCTCAAGAAAGCCGGTAGCACCTTGCAGGCTGCTGGTAGCAAGATGGGGGGCGGGCTGACACCCAGCGACTTCGTGAAAGCCGAGATAATGCATGGCGGCGGACCTGTCACGCATGACGGCATTTACAAACTGAAGATGGGCGAACACGTTCTTACCGAGAAGGAAGCGGCAAACGCCCGCAAGCATGCCTTGATGGCATCGGGGATGAAATCTCTGATGAAGTCAGGTAAGCCGAAGCTGCCGAAGCCTAAAGCGGCGATGTCAACTGCTCAACCAGTTTCAGGCGGTTTGACGACTACAGAGAAACCAGAGGGAGCAATATCATGATTAAAGGAACCAGCAATAGCGGTGCGAACAAAGCCCCCAGACCGAAATCTGTGATGGTGTTCAAGGGCATCAAAGGCTTGGTTGCTTCTGGTCCCGGCATGACGAAGTCCGTGGACAATCAGAAGCTGCGTCCCGAGGGTGCGGTTCACATTGATGCCGGAAACCTGAAGAAAGCAACAGGCACCTCAAAGACGGCTGCCGGGTCTCCGAAAACCATCAAGGGCGGTTCGGTCAAAGTGATGTCTAAGATTCGCCCCGAGGGTGGAATCAGTCGGGACACTGCAAAAGTCCTGAAGCCGTAATTGCTTTTCGGACAGGAGAAGTCAAAATGGGCGTTTTACGAACTCTACCAGCACTCGTAGCGAGCAATACCGTCATCACACCGGTTTATTCTGGCACGGTGATTGCTGCGTCAACTTTCGCATGGGCAGCCGGTATCGCCACGGTTGTGTTGAACACATCCGCATTTCCGAAGAATGGGTATAACGGACCCAACGTTGCCATCTCTAACCCACCGTCAGGCGGGCAGCAAGTCACACTGTGGGGGTTCACTTCAACGGCGGGAGCATATGCAAACGGCAGACCCGTTACTGTTATTGACAACAACCCGGCTTTGAAGTCGTTTCGGTTCTATCTCACGGGTCCGAGCGTCACGCAAGCTGCGACATCGGATACGGGTTCAACCGCTGCGTGCCCGTTCCAGCACTATCGTGCCGTACGAATTGAAATTGACCCGAGTGCTTCCGACACGATTTGGGTCGGTGATTTGAACTTGTCGTCTACGCAGTATATGGCGGCACTCTCTGCGGCTGGGCAAACATCCATTGAGATAGCGAGCGAGAACATCCCAGCGGACAGAATTTTCGTGTTGGCGAGCGGCGACCACGCTGATGACATTGTTCATTGCACGTTGATCTACTAAAGAGGCTCACCGTGGCAAGCGAAAAAGGAAACAGCAACAGTCAATTTATTCTGGAGGCCATCTATCAGGCGGTCTTCACAGCGATTGCGGGGCTTGCTCAAAACGCGGCGTCTCCGCTGACAAATCTATACGTCAGTCTCCATACAGCAGACCCAACGGCGGCGGGCAATCAGGCATCTAACGAAGCAGCCTACGGGTCCTATGCTCGTGTCGCAGTTGCTCGGTCAACAGCAGGCTGGTCTATCACCAGTGAAACTATTTCCAACGTCGCAGCGATTACGTTTCCGACTTCATCCAGCGGCACCGAAACCGAGACATACGTCGGAGTCGGCACGGCGGCAACAGGGAACGGCGTTCTCCTGTGGGCTGGTGAGTTGACGGCTCCTCTCGCAGTTGGTAGTGCAGGTATCACCCCGTTGTTTGCAATAGGTGAACTGGAAATCACCGAAGGGTAAGGTGATTCCATGAGTATCTTCGGTTCCCCAGTATTCACCGCAGCCGGGGCAGCACCTTCATCAAGCAAAACCTCCACTGCTATTATAAATACAACCACGGGCGATTTGATCGTTGCGATAGCTCAAATCAATGGCACAGGTGTAACGGCGGCGGCTTTTTCGGATGACATTGGCGGCAACAATTACACAGTCCAAACGTTGCAAGGTACTTTTGGTTGGAATACAGTCGTGGCGTATTGCATTAGCACTGGCACCAACGCTGCGAATCACGTTACCGTGCTTTGGACTGCTACTGGGACTCCGGGTTTCAACACGCTCGGCGTTTGGGATATCCCAATTTCTGGCGGCACTCCTGTTTTTGATGTGAATCCTTTTGGTGCGAGCCGCAGCAGTTCTAGCACCCCCACCACAGCATCATTTAACACTGTCGGTACGGATGAAATCGTTCTGACCATGACGGCAAACGATTTTACAGGCATAACGTATACCGCACAGGACGGCAGTCACACACTGGATGCTTCAAACGCCATCAGCGGGGATATGGGTGCTCAACACATTCTTTTCTCATCCGCGCAAACGGGTATTACTGAATTCATGAATCAAAGTGGAAGTACAGACTGGGTAATCGCGTCGGTCGGATTTCAAGCAGTAGTACTTAATCCAATCTCCGCGTCCCTCAGCGGGCATGCAACTATCAGCGCTTTGATTGGAACCTTGAATCCAATTTCTGCATCCATCACCGGGCATGCGACAATCAGCGCCCAACCGACAGCGGGAATGGTTTTCACAACGCTGGCGTCTGATACATTTCACCGAGCGCCTGAAAGTCCGCTTGCATCGCCGCCATGGCAACTGGACACGGTTGGCGACAACGGCTTACAGATCGTGAGTGATGCCTGCGAACCTCAAGTGATATTGCCGACGAACGGGAGCGGGGAATTTTATACCGGCATCACATGGCCGACCGATTGTTGGGCTGAAATCACCATCGTTAACTTCGCTGACCCAAGTTCAGATTTTGACCTGCTTGTTCGGGACACGGCGTTAGACCGAAGCACGCCGACAGGCTATGATCTTGCCGTCAACTTAAATGGCAACGGTCCAGCCCCATGTACTGGCATCGTGGCGTTCTATAACGACACCGAAGAGGGAGAAATTTGGACGAGTTCCCTAACTGTCACCAACGGGGACATTTTCAAAGTAGCGGTTGTCGGATCAGGTTGGTATGTGTGGCAGAACGGCGTCCTGTTGCAGTCAGGCATTGATAGTTCGGTCACCACCCGTGGACTTACGGGATTGATATTGGAAGCCGACCCCACTATATCAAACTCAACAGTGAAGAACTTCAGTGGTGGTGCGGTCGGGGATTCAATTTCAGGAAACGTCGGAACGGCAGGTGTGACGGTATCCTACACTGGCACGTCCTCAGGTAGTGTGACCTCGGCGGCGGATGGCGGGTACACAATCAGCGGGCTTGCGGATGGCACGTATACGGTTACGCCGACGCTCTTACGCTACACGTTCTCGCCAACCGATGCAACTGAAACACTAGGCGGCGGGAATCCGAACGCCGTCACAAGCGTGAATTTCACTTCAACCTTCATTGTGAGTGGTGGAAATCCATCCGTCCTCGGGACGATTTGGTTCGGGGGACGAGAGATTTCAGGTTCCACCAACATTATGGGAACCGGTCAAAGGACAGGCACAAGCCGATAAGGTAGGAGCAGCTACCATGATAGACATCTACGTAGACCCCATCGCACTTGCACAATACCGAGCAGATTTTGACGCTAACATTCTGCCCCCCGAGCGTCGGAAATGGTACGATAGCGCCCCGGAAGAGAAACTGGATAAGTGGTTCCGAGGACGATTCAAATGCATGAAGAGCCATCTCTACCTGAGTGATTGGGTTGAGCACCCGGAGACAGGTAAACTTGTGCCGATATCTGCGGACTGGGATTTCCAGTCAAACCCCCACAGCATTCTATTTAGCCGCTTTGTTCAGAAGCGTCCCGGGGAGGGTTTTGTTCTCTCCGACTTGGAATCCCTCACCAAGAAGATGATGATTCTGTGGCCTCGCGGTACTTTCAAGTCTTCCGCTGTTGTTGTTGATATCGTTCAGACCATCTTGAACTATCCGAACGTTCGCATATGCTTCCTCACCGGCGGCGAAGAACTCGGTATGCGGCGGTTGAAACAAATAAAGCGGATATTTGAAAATCCCACCGAGACCTTTGCGTATCTCTTTCCTGAGTTCTGTTTTGTGGGGCGATTGGATCAAAAGTCAAACAACTGGGGAGACGTGAATGCCAAGATGGGCAATCAGCACGAGTTTACAGTGCCCTGCCGCACGAATGAAACTTTTCCCGAGCCTACGTTTTCTATCAGCACGGCGAAGTGCGTCAAAGCCGGGGCTCACTTTGACATCATCTACATTGATGACCTCGTGAACGAGACGAACTACAAAAGCATTCCGGCTCTGGAGAAATGCTATCAAGATTACATAGATATCTGCCCGATGCTTGAACCCACAGGCTACATCGTGATGACTGGAACTCGGTATTCGTGGGGGGATACCTACGAGCGTATTCAAGAGAACGCCCGAGAAGAGGAGAAACAGTTAGGACACACTGTATGGGCATTCTCTATTCAAGATTGCTGGAGTTATGCGTGCGCGAACTGCAATCATCCACAGGTCTATCACGACACGGCGACGAATATTCTTCATCCGCTGTGCATGGGTCTTGCGTGCAAATGCCCCGGGTTTGTTGCGACCGGGGATCGAGGTCTTCTGTTTCCTGAGACCCGAGCGCATGACGGTCGGGCAATTGGTCATACTTTGGGCGGGTTGGAAAGTTTCAAGATTCAATACGGTGAGGAGTTCTTTGCGAATCAGTACGAGAATCGCCCTATCGCCGCTCAGACGCAGGTATTCACGGATGCACTCATCGGAGCCCAAACGCTGTTTGACATAAACGCGATCCCGGGGTATAGCCAGTCATACACATTCGTCGTCGGCGACTTGGCGTACGTTGGACAGGAAGACCGGGACTTTTCTGTGATATTCGTGTGTCGGTTATTTCAGGGGCAGATTTTCATCTACGACTGTCTCTTTGGAAACTGGGACTCCGGGGAGGTAGCGAAGATCACGGTTGATGTTTTACTCACACACAGACCCCGAGATGTGTTCTATGAGCAGTTCAATGGCTGGGACGCATACCAAAGGCTTATTGAATCCGAAGCGAAAAAGCGCCACATTGAGAACTTGCCTGTCCAGTGGTTGAAGTGTTCACGTACGGCGGACGCTAAAAAAATCCGTATCGGCACCGTCAAAGGCTTTCTGGCGGGAGCAAATCCCAACGAGCACGGGCGGCTGTGGTTTTACAGGAATATGGGCGGCAAGGACTACGCAGCGGCGTACGATAACCTTGTCAAACAGCTAGTGCGCTGGCCGAAGTTGGGGCGTCATGACGATTTTGCAGACTGCGCGGGGCAAGTAGTTCAGGCTCCGACTGGATTTCAGTTACAGGAGCCTCCACCTGTTCCGACCGTGATGAATTGGCTTCGCAAACTGAACGCCGCCCAGACTGTAGAAGAGCCCGATAGCCGCCCGGCAGGCAGTTACGGGAGCGACGAGGACGACAGGTGGAAATAAAGGTCGCAGAATGAGGAGAAAACGACTTTTTGCGCCTTATGTGAGGGGGTATTTCCCCCTACTGCCCAAGGAATCGTAGACTTATGTCAGAAAACGACATCAAAGCGGTCACTCACTTCGCCGACCTCGGTCAGATTAAAATTCTGGACCTTCCCGGTGCTATTCCGTATGGTGAAACTGCCCTCCCAATAATGCCTACGGAGGTTGCTTTCATTGACCAACGTCGTTCTGATGTGTCAATGTTGAAGGAAGCAAACCTCAACCGTGAAGAATCCGAGAGTTTTATTGCCACGAGAGGCTTAATTGGGCGCTGGAACATGGCAGAAATCATGCTTCAGGCGTGGGTTAGCCCGATGAAGTGGAAAGGAAGCGAACAATTTCGGTCTCACCTCGGAATTCCGCTCGTCGCTGAGCAATTTTACAGCATTCACAGCGTTGTGAATCAGACTTTGTTCGGCGGATATCAAGTTTTCAAGGTTGATGCGACTTCCGGCACGCCGATGCCGTGCGCCGAGGCTCAACAAGCCCTCCTAAACGCCGAATTGAAGACGTGCGGCTTCAAAGGTGTGTCCGCTAAGACCGAAATGCGTGAAATCACGTACGACGGGCTGTTCTACGGTCTCGGTGTTGCTCACTACGGCTGGAAAACTACCAAACAGAACATCATTAAGAAGGTTCAACGGTTCCATGACAAGTCCATGGTGGTGAACGGCGCTCTTGTAGTTGTTCCGCAGCCCACGGACGAGGATGATATTGAGGAAAAGACAATCGGGACGTGCGAAATTAACATGCCGATACTGGAACACGTGCCTGTTCGGCGTGCTCGGTACGCTCCTGACCTTCGCCGGGGTGACCCACGTGTTGCGGACTGGTTTGGACGCATCATTTACCTGACTGGATACCAACTTGATGAACTTCGTAACACCCAAGGTTGGAATATTCCGAGTCGGGAGCAACTTGTGGCGCTGACGACACCGCAAATGCAGGACCAGTCACCGACAAACCCATTAGAAACGCTCGGGTCAAACACCGGAAACCCAGTTTTTCAGCAAACGACTACGCCGCAGAAGGCGTATCCCGAAAATTACACCGAGCGTACCGCTCACGACCCGTTGGCGAGGAAATTTGAATGCTTTGATTATTGGACAGGCTCGCGTCACGCGGTTATTTTGCAAAAAGAGTACGTTCTGCTCAACGAAACGCATAAATTCGGTCGTCCGCCATTTTTGGGCTTCTGTTTCCGCAATGCACCCGACTCCCTGCACGGATACGGCGTTGCATACTGGTTGACCGACTTTCAACGGGTCTGTCAAGGCGTTGTGAACGCTTATTTGGACGACATGAACTTGAATTTGATGGGAACATACACTTCTCCCGCCGGTGCGAACAATACGGCGCAGGCGCAGTGGATTTTCCCGGGCAAAATCTTCAAATCCGACCGGGAGGGCAAGATTGAACCGATGACTCGCAACGCCGTTGATGCAAACGAGCCTTTGGCGGTTATCGCGCAGATGAAAGCGTGGGCAGCTTCTATTTCTGGTGCAGGACCGGGTATGCTCGGGTCAAATCCGGGCAAATCGGGTGACATGCGGACACCCGGCGGCGTTGAAGCAATCACCGGCGGCGAGAACATCAAGCTGCAAGACCTCGTGGACGTAGTTTCGGAGCAAGTCTTCGTTCCGTTCTTGGAGTTCTGCATTGAGAACAACCAAAAATTGAAGCCGTCACAAATCCGAGCGATGCTTTCACAGGAATTGGGTGAGGCATTCAAGCAAACTCCGTTGGATATTCTCAACGGCACGTACCGAGTTGAAATCTCGGCGGGCACCCGACTTATTGCCCGCGAAGCCGTGAATAAGACCATGGGTATTTTGGAAACGTTCCTTTCTGCCCCCGGAACCAAGGACATGCTGGCTGTGCAGGCTTTGAAGTTGGACGTGAACGGCATGTTCACTGCGATGTTTGATGCGTTTGGCGCACCGTACAAGGAACACATTGTGGTGCCGATGGATGAAGAAGACAAGAAGCGAGCGATGGCTGATACGCAGGCTGCGTTATCACAGGGTAAAGTGGCGATGATGCAGGCTCAAGGTGCCGTCAAGAAGGACATTGATAACAACCAAGCCGAGAATCGCATGCTCATTGAAACTGGTAAACATGCTTTGAATGAGCATGGGAAGACCACGGACCAAGCAAACGATATGGCGTTGCAGAAACAACAGCAGGCTGCGGATAAAGCAATGGCTGCAACACCGGAGGAACAAGGTCTTGATCGTGCAGCGAAGGGAGCCTTCGCCAACATGGATAAGAGTGCATTTTCTGGATGACCCCCGAACTTTTTGACTATTCCTGCCATAAGTGAGGAGAGTCAAATGTTCATCTATGTGATTGTTTGCCGTGAGACTTTGAAGTGTTATGTTGGACAGCACAAGAAGACTGATTTAGGGAAGTACCTTTCACAGAAGTATCACGATGCGAATAGGTACTCAGGGAAACGGTCGCATCTTTACGCAGCGATGCGATTGCATCCCCGCGAGACTTGGAGTATTCATCCCTTGGTTTCGGGGGTTGAATCCCGGCAAGAACTTGACGAGTTGGAAAAGCATTTTATTCGGGTTTTGAAAACGCAACACCCCGATGTCGGGTATAACATCTGTGACGGGGGCGAAGGATTCACAGGACCTCATACTTTAGAAGCAAGAAAAAAGATGGGGCGGGCGAGTCGTGGAAATCAAAACTGTAAGGGACTTAAGAATGCCTTGGGCTGCAAACACAGTTTAGAATCACTGCAAAATGCCCATTTACATTATGCAGATCGAGATTTATGGAAATTGCACCAGAGTGCAGCACAAAAACTAGAAGGAAAACATCTGTTTTGGAAGGGTAAAAAGTTTTCAGACACGCACCGCGAAAATCTACAAAAATCGCACAAAGGAATTCCATGGTCGGCTGCGCGGCGGGCTGCCCAAAAGAAACGGAGCACAAAATGAGCGATACACCGTACGTTCCTACTACCTCTCGGAACATTGAGAGGGCAAATCGTCTACTGGCTCTGCGAGCCCATCCGGGGTTTCTTGAAATCCTTCGTATCTCTCAAGACTTAGTTGATGGGGCAACGGCAATTTGCACGGACTTTCCCGGGTGGGACCCTCAGCAAGTTATGATGTTGAAGTGCCGTGCTCAAGCGGCGAAAGAGCATCACGCTTTGCTCATCTCTGCAATCAATGATGCTATCGCTGTTGGCATCGCTGAGGACAGAGAGAATCTGGAGAAGGCGAGAACGGCGGCAGAAGCTACGCTGGAGAAGACACCTGCTGAAGTCGTTGAAACTGGGGACTACGTTCGGCAGCGAGTTTTAGAGACGTTTGACCAGATGGCGGATAATCGGATTGCGGGTTCGTACGACTCGACCGAGAAGTAAGAGTTGTTGACAACTTATTACGAAAACTGACTAATTGCGCCATAATTGAGAACGACCCATAGGAGCACTACCATGAGCGACCCAGTACCTACAAATCTTGTGATGACCCCAGAGTTGCAGAAGGCTATCGCCGACGCCACAGACCCCGAGGCTTTGAAAGCCCTCGTGCGTGACGAAGTTTTCAAGCAGGCGAATGCTACCCAGACGCTCGCCGCTGAGCAGGCGGCTGCCGAGACTGCAAGGCTCGCCGCTGCTGAGACCGCCCGGAAAGAAGCCGAGGCTGCGGCAACTCGTGACGGGTTCTCTCGTATCGAGAATATCGGCGGGCGTGAATATGAATTCACTGCCGATACTCAAGAAGAACTCGACCAAGTGATTCTCAATGCGTATCGGGTTGCGTTCAACATCCAAGCTGACGCACACGTGGAGGAACAGATTGTTGACCCCGTGGCTCAGCAAGCTGCTGCTGATGCGGCGGCTGCGGCTGAGATAGTTGCGAAGGCGGACCTTGATCGGCGATTCAAAGCGGGTGAAATCTCCGCTGCGGATTACATTGAACAATCGGGTGCATTGCGAGATTACCTTGATAAACAGGGCATTCCGCTTGATGCGTTGCGTGCTTCGGTTGAACAGAGCCAAGGCACCGCGTATGAACAATCATGGGCACAAGCCACAGAAACATTTTTACGCAGTCCTGCGGGCGCAACGTGGCCCGGTGATGATCGGAACCGAGAGTTGATGGGCATGAAGATTATTGAACTCGGTCTCGTGGATGCGCCGGACAAAGCTACGGCACTTGCTCAAGCGTTCGGTGAGTTGAGACGCACGAACATGCTTTTCCAGCCAGTGGCGGAAGACCCAGCGGCGGCAGAGGCTGCACGTGTTGCGGCGGCTGCTGCGGCTGCCGAGACCGCACGGCTTGCGGCTGCCGAGACTGCAAGAATCGCTGTGGGCGGTGCGGCACCGGTTATAGCGGCTGCCACTGCTTCAACTTCAAAACTTCCGGCAACGTCATCTTCACTGTTTGGTGTAGGGGGAGCGGCTGCATCCGGCGGGGCTCCGGCTGTGACAGGTGCGGGAGCGACTGAACGGGCTGTTGCCCCTCAATTTGTCATTGACCCGAAGGCTACTCCAGCGGAGATTTTGGACGCATGGAAGGCATACACAATCGCTCAAGGGCGAAACCCTGATGACGCCTTCAAAGAACATTACGCTTCGAAGCGAATATAAGAACTCCCTCGGAATCATGGAAAACTGACTAACCTCGCCATAATTGAGAGAGGTACAATACCATGATTCTGCCCCCGGGCGTTCAAAGCACCACCCTTGCTGCCTTCCCGCAGATTGCGTATGACCGCACTGCGATTTTGGAATGGCAGTTCAATACTCCATTTCTTGAGGAATTGTGCGACTTCCGGCCTCTGCCTCGCCGGTCTGGTCGGACGCTCCAGTTCTACGGCCAACAGCCGTTCGCTGCTGCGACCTACGACCTGTCCGAAGGTATCCCGGGTCCCAGCCTCCAGTTGACCCAAGTCTTCAGCGATGCGTTCGCTGATGAATACGGCGACTGGATTGGCATTTCAAACGTCGCTCAACAGATGTTCCTTGCGGACATCACGATGGATGCCAGCCGCAACCTTTCGTATCGGGGCGCTCTCACGAGCAACCTGATTGCGATTAACGGTTTCGAAGCAGCCGTCGTGGCGCAGTCGTCCGCAGCCATTGACTTGCTCGACAACGAGTTCATGCTGTCCAACACAGTCCGTAAGTGCGAGTCCCAGTTGATGGGCAACGCGGTTCCGGGTCGTGATGGCGGGCTCTACACGAGCGCGATGCACCCGTACGTTGTTTACGATTTCATGTCGGACAACTCTGCCGGGTCCGCCGTTGACGTGCTGAAGCGTTCCGAAGCCGGGGCGTCTGTCCTGAAGTCGGACATGACTCGCGGCTACACGGTGCTGGAGTGGAGCGGAGTTCGCATTATCCGCACGCAGACGGTGCCGACGTACGCCAATTACCCCTCAACGGGTAAGACTGGATACGCAACGTATGTCGTTGGCCGTGAAGCAATGATGGCCTCCGAGTTGCTGGGCAACCGAGTTCCTCGGAACCCCAGCTTCAAGGTGAACGTCAAGACCTTCGGCGACAATGACATTGACCTGAGCAACCCGATGTTGCAGACACGAGCAATCGTGAGCTACGACTGGTTCCTCGGAGTCGTTGCGAGACCGAACACGAAC